GGCGTGACCGCGCCGCAATCATGCTTGGTAGACCAACCATCTTTAGCCAGGAACTAGCCGACGAGATTTGCGAACGGCTCGCGGACGGGGAGAGTTTGAAGGCGATTTGTGCCGCGCCAGAGATGCCGAATCGTTCGACTGTGTTCCGTTGGCTGGCGTCAAACAAGGATTTTTGCGACACATACGCGAGGGCGAGAGAGGCGCAGGCTGACGTGCTTGCCGATGAAATCCTCGTCATTGCGGACGATGGCAGCAACGATACGTACGAGACGGACGACGGGCCTCGGGTCAATCAGGACGTGATTGCCCGCTCTCGGCTTCGGGTGGATGCGCGCAAGTGGATTGCCGCCAAGTTGAAGCCGAAGGTGTACGCGGAGCGCAATACGACGGCAGTAGAGGGGCCGAACGGCGGGCCGGTGCAGTTGTCCATGACGGTCGAATTCATCAGTGCTAAAGGCGCAGTTTCCTGAGAAGCTCGCCTTCCTGTTTCAGCCGGCGCGGTTCAAGGTTGCCTATGGTGGCCGAGGTTCCGCGAAATCCTGGGGCTTCGCTCGGGCGCTGCTGATACAGGCGGCGCAGAGGCCGCTGCGGGTGCTGTGTACCCGCGAGATTCAGAACAGCATTGCCGACTCGGTGCACAAGCTGCTGGCCGACCAGATCGCCGGCATGGGGCTTGAGTCGATATTCACTGTGCAGCAAACGGCCATTTACGGGCCGAACGGGTCGGAGTTCATCTTCGCCGGCCTGCGCACTCAGGACATCAACAAGATCAAGTCGTTTGAAGGCGTTGATGTTGTCTGGGTCGAGGAAGGGCAGGCGGTCAGCAAGAAGTCTTGGGACGTACTGCTGCCGACGATCAGGAAGCCTGGCTCAGAGGTTTGGGTGTCGTTCAACCCGAACTTAGAGACTGACGCGACGTACCAGAGGTTTGTAGCGATGCCGCCGGACGGCGCGGTGGTCGTGCAGATGAACTGGCGGGACAACCCGTGGTTTCCTGCCGAGCTCGAAGCCGAGCGACAGGACACGCTCAGGCGCGATCCGGACAGCTACGAAAACATCTGGGAAGGCGTGCCGCGCCGGTCGGTAGAGGGTGCCATTTACGCGAAAGAGATCGACAAGGCATACGCCGACGGCAGGGTGCGGCCGGTTCCATACGATCCGAAGCTCAAGGTTCACACGGTTTGGGACTTGGGCTGGAACGACAGCATGAGCATTTTGCTTGTGCAGAAGTCCGTGAGCGAAATCCGGGTGATCGACTTCATCGAGGATTCGCACCAGACATTGGACCAGTACGCGGCCGAAATCAAGAATCGGCTGCTGAATTTCGGCACGCACTACCTGCCGCACGACGGCGACGCTAAGGACTTCAAGACCGGCAAGACGGCGCGGGAGATTCTCTCGACGCAGTTGGGGTCGGTGCAGATCGTGCCGAACATCGGTGTCGAGCAGGGCATCAGGGCAGCGCGGATGCTGTTCGGCCAGGTCTATTTCGATGAGGGAAAGACCAGGCCGTTGCTTGAGCACTTGAAGCGGTATCGCCGGAACATTCCGACGACCACTGACGAGCCGACGGCTCCTGTGCATGACGAGCATTCGCATTCGGCGGATGCGTTCCGGTATCTCGCGGTGATTGCCGACCAGTTGCGAAACGAGCAATGGGGGCAATTGAAGTACGACTATCGAGGAATTGTCTAAATGGCGCGTATGACGAATGACGAACTTCTGGCGCTGATCGAAGCGCGGGAAGCGGAGTCATACGGCTATGGCGACGGCGAGCTATCGCAAAAGCGCGCGCTGGCGCTGGATCGCTTTCTTGGCCTGCCGTATGGAGATGAGCGGGAAGGGCGTTCGCAGGTTGTCGCCACTGACCTGCGGGACACGGTGCTGTGGGCGATGCCGCAGCTTATGCGGGTCTTTCTTGGCGGCGATCAGTTGGTCAAGTTCGACCCGCGCGGGCCGGAAGATGAGGAACAGGCGCGGCTTGAAACCGAGTTCGTTAATTGGCTCGCGCTGGAGCGTAACGATAGCTTTCAGCACTTCTATACGTTCGTCCAAGATGCGCTGCTGCTCGGCACCGGGTATTGCAAAGTCTGGTGGGATATCAAAGAGGATATCCAGACGGAGGAATACGAAGGAAAGACCGACGACGAACTTGGGATGCTGCTCAATGATCCAGACGTGGAGGTGATCGAGCACAGCCAATATCCCGATCCGGCGAATCCTGGTGGCGTGGTCATGGACCAGATGGGGATGCCGGTTCAAGTGCCGCCGCAGATGCTGCACGACGTGAAGGTCAAGCGGCTCTATCGGCAGGAGCTGGCGCGCTACGCTGCCGTGCCTCCCGAGGAATTGCTTGTCAGCAAGACGACGCGAACGGTTTCGTTGCAGGATTCGGCGTTCGTGGAGCATCGCCGGCTGGTGACGCTCTCGGAGCTTCGGGAGATGGGCTACAAGCTCCGAGACGAGGACTTCGGCTCAGACGAATGGCTCTACACGCAAGAGGAATCGGCGCGCGACCGCTATCAGGAGCAGTGGTCGGAGGAAGTGATCGACGCCGATCCTTCGATGAGGCGGGTTCTCTACCGCGAATGCTACATGCGGGTAGACGTTGATCGCGACGGCGTGGCGGAACTGACGAAGGTCTGCATTGCGAACAAGAAGGTGCTGGACGTAGAGGAGGCGGACTGTGTGCCGTTCGCCGCGTTCTCGCCGTTGATTTTCGGGCACCGGCATCATGGGCTGTCGTTCTACGATCTTCTCGCCGAGATTGGGCAGATCAAGACGGCGCTGATTCGCGGGATGCTCGATAGCCAGTATCTGGCGATTGCGCCTCGCGTGGCGGCCGATATAAACCGGGTGAACGTTGATGATCTGCTGAACAACGCGGCCGGAACGGTGGTTCGCACGAATGGCGACCCCGGTGGCGCTGTGTTGCCGCTGACGGTGCCGGACGTGGGCCAAAACGCAATGGCCGGTATCCAGTACGTAGACCACTGGAAACAGGATGCGACTGGCATCAATCCGTACTTTACGGGCGGCGCGGACCTTGACAGCAACGCACTGAACAAGACCGCCAGCGGCACGGCGCAACTGATTACACAGGCTCAGAGCCGCATCGAAGCGGTTGCGCGGTCGCTCAGTGATGGTGTGCGGGACTTGTTCCTGCTGCTGCACCAGATCACGCTGAAGAACGCCACGCGGGCCGAGAAGGTCAAGCTGTCCAATGAGTGGGTGCCGATTGACCCGAGGGAATGGGTCAGGCGGGCGAATCTGACGGTGCAGATCGCGCTTGGCAGTGGCTCAAAAGAGATGCAGGCGCAGCAGTTGGGCCAGTTGCTTGCGATGCAGACGCAGCTATTGCAGGCGGGATTGGTAAAGCCGGAAAACCTCTACAACACGGCTGCCAGGTTGACGCAGGCGATGGGCTTCCGCAACCCGGAAGAGTTCTGGACCGACCCGACGAAGCAGCCGCCTCAGCCGCAGCCGCCGCATCCTGCGATCCAGGCCGAGCAGATCAAGGCTCAGGCGCAAATGCAGATCAAGGGTGCAGAGATGCAGGCCCAAGCCGCCGACGACCAGCGGCAATTCCAGATCGAGCAGCAGCGGATGCAGGCCGAGATGCAGGCCGAGCAGTGGAAGGCGCGGTTGCAGGCCGAAATCGAGCGCTACAAGGCCGAGCTTGATGCGCAGTTGGAGCGCGAGAAGGCCGAGATGCAGCGGCAGACGCAGTTGCAGATTGCGCGGATGAACGCTTACACGCAGCGGCAGGCGGCGACGAAAGAGCGCCTGGCCGGGGGAATCAGGGTGCGCCGACGTGGATATTAGCCAACCGATGCCCGGCGAGCAGGGCGAGGACGAATTCGATGATGCCGCGCAGACGATTGTTGACGGCATCGCGCAATTGATCCAGTTGCAGCAGCAGCAGCTTCAATTGCTCGCAATGCTGGCGCAGCACATGGCGCTGCCGAAGCGAATTGTGCGGGATCAGAACGGCCGCGCGATGGGCGTCGAGACGGTTTCGTAATGACAGACGAGCCTTTGATCTACACCTCGCGCGGCAATCTTCCTATTGCCAGCCTGCAATACGCGGTGCGTTGGGAAGATGCGGCGGACTATCTCAAGTTAGTCGAGACGTACACGCTAGACGGTGAGGTCGTGCGCGAGTCGGCGCATGTTTACACGAAGCGCGGCCTGCTCGCCGAGCCGGTAGCGGAATCATTCTAGGAGAGTCACCAGCATGAAACAGGCACTTGCGCGGCTCTGCGAGCCGTTGTACCTCGCGCTGACGCGCTATCTCTCGGCATCGGGCCTCATGCTCTTTGCCAACACGCAAGGCGTCTCTGGAGTCGCCAAACAGGCCGCGCTCAGCGCAATCGTGGACGGCAAAACGCTGAAGGCGGCGCTGTACCTGGCGTCGGCGACGACCGGTCCGACGAACACGGCGTACACGGCGACGGGCGAGGTCTCGGGCACGAACTACACGGCTGGCGGCGTCAGCGTGACGAACGGCAACACTGCCGGTCTGACGAGCACGACCGCGTATTGGACGCCGAGCGCGACGATCACGTACACGAACGTGACGCTTTCGACGGCGTTCGATTGCGTGATGATCTATTCGACCACGGACACGAACCGGAACATCGGGACGTTCACGTTTGGTTCGCAGACGGTGACGGCGGGGAATTTCTCGCTGACGATGCCGACGAACGACGCGACCACGGGGCTTGTGCGGTTCGCGTGAGGTTGAGATCCGGCCTCGTTGATGGCCGCGCACGGCGTTTCGCAAGCGCAAGGAGCGCGGGCCGGATGCCGTGCGCTCGAAGTGCGCGGAATGTGAAGATCGCATCCGACGCGATGACCTTTCAGTAAGCGCGATGAACCTCACCGACTTGACGGCCGAGACGCTGCAAGCGCTGCCGCACGCTGCGCCGTACTACATCGGGGCCGGTTGGGAGTAGTGACACCCATGTACGCAGTCTACGAATCTGCCACGGGCCGTCTGGTCAGCACCGCCAGCGATCCGAGCCTGATCGCGAACCCGCTCCCCTCCGGGCTCGGCGTCAAGGAAGTTGCCGAGCCCGGCGCTCGCGCCGCGTGGGACGAACAGGCGCTGGTGTTCGTCGAGGCGCAAGGGCCGCGAGTGATGACTCGGCTCGAGTTCTTGCGTCGTTTCACGGCCGCCGAACGGATCGCGACTCGTGCTGCCGCTGTGGGCAATCCGGCTGTCGCCGACATGCTCGCGTTGCAGGATGCGGCCAGCTACATCGATCTGGACGACCCGGATACGCAGGCTGGTGTCGCGTATCTGGAGTCTCTCGGCGTCATCGCGGCGGGTCGTGCCGCACAGGTGCTCGCATGAGCCTGCTGCTGCCACGGGGGCTATCAAGTCGCGCAGGCGCTATTGCCTCGGTGGGCGCGTCTGGATCTGGCGGCACGTCAATGGTCAACAGCACCACGCACACGAAGGGCGCGTGGCAACAGTTGATCGCGTCCAGTGCGCGCGATGCGTGCGGCATCGTCGTGATGATCCAGGGCAAGATCGGATTCTCGTCTGCGGCGCATTTGGTGGACATCGGAGTAGGCGCGGCATCGAGCGAGCAGGTGATCGCCGGGAATCTTGCGGCGAACACCAACAACTGGGCCAACTCGACGAGCTACTACTGCCTGCCCATCGCTATCCCGGCTGGGTCGCGCGTCGCCGCGCGCAGCCAGAATAGCTTTGCGAGCGGCTACGAGGTCAATGTCTCGGTGCTGCTGCTATCGGGCGACATGAGTGCGTCGCTCGGTCGCATCGAGACGTGCGGCGCGACGCCGGCATCGACGGCAGGTACGAACATTGATCCGGGGGCAAGCGCGAACACCAAAGGTGCGTGGACGCAAATCATCGCCGCGACGGCGTTTGACTATCGTGGGCTGGTGGTGGGGTTTCTCGCGCAAGGCGGGAACAAGGCGGCGGATTTGCAGTGGTCGTTCGATGTTGGGATCGGATCGGCGGCGAGCGAGCAGATCGTGGTGCCCGACGTGATCGCGGCGTGTGACACGGACCAGCGCATCCCCGGAACCTGCTGCACGCCGTTCTTGCCGATACGCATCCCGGCAGGGTCGCGCATCGCCGCGCGTGCGGCCTGCAACTCGACCGCTGCCGGCACGCGGACTCTCGATCTGATCGTTTACGGAGTGGGCTGACATGGCAGTGAGTAACGCGGCGAGCGGCACGCAGAGCGCGACGGTTAGCACCGAGCACACGCTGGCGACAGTATCGACTGGTGGCGTGTTCGCGCTGCATGTCGATATTGGTGCGCTCGCCGCTGGCGAGTACGTCGAAATCAAGGTCAAGCAGAAGGTCCTCTCTGGCGGCACGCTCCGCACAGTAATGTCGGGAATCTACTCGTGGCGCGATGCTGCGATTGATCCGGTTGTTGTCAGCGCTCCGATCATGTCGGACCAGGACTGCGTGGCGACGCTCAAGCAACTGACGGGGACGGGCCGCTCGTTTCCGTGGGCGGTCAAGACGCCGTAACGACATGCACAACAGCCTGCTGCTCTTTGCACTGCGCCCGGCCGCAGGCGGGGATGCAAGCGCGGCCCTTGGTGGTAGCGCCGCGAGTGCAACAGCAGGCAGCGCGACGGCCGCTCGGAGCGTCGCGCCGCTTGGCGCGGCCGTAACGGCCAGCGCAGGGACGCTATCTCCGCAGGCGTCGTATTCGGCGGCGATCACCGGGGAGCAGGTTGCAGCGTCTGCCGGGACGCTGACGCCGAGTGTCGGGGCCAGTGCCGCGCTCACTGGCGAGCAGGTTTCTGCATCGGCCGGCACAGCGGTTCCCGCGTCTGCGGTCGCTGTCACAGGATCGCAAGTCTCGGCGTCTGCCGGGACGGTAGCACCTGGCGCTAGCGCGGCTCTGACCGGCGGTGCAGCGACTGCGAGCGCAGGAACGGCTGCGCCGCAAACGTCGGTTGCGGTGACAGGGGCAAGCGCAACTGTCGCGGCAGGCACGCTGACCGCATCGGCCGGCAGTAGCGTTTCTGTCGCGCTGACTGGTGATAGCGCGACGGCTAGCGCGG